CCCGCTTCGATCGCGCGGCTAGCCATTGAGCCGGCCTTCCCGCGCGGCGGTGCCGGGCGTCTGCGAGGCGACGAGCTCGGCACGGATGGTGCTCAAGTGGATGACGAGATCGTCGAGCTCGTGCCGGTCGAGCATGAACTGGACCGCCTCGTCGCGCCCTGGCGGCGGCTTCGACCCGGCGCGGATCTGGATGGCGGCGAAACCGAGCGCGATCTCGTAGCCGATCCGGTAGCCGTGATATTTGCGCGGCTGCTCAGTCACTCCGATCGACCTGGTGCTCGCCGGCTCGACCCTGGGCATTCGCCCGGTGGCAGCGCGCAGTGCGCCTTTCTCGGGCGTTGCGCAGTCGGTGCAGACCGGCTCGCCGCCGATCAGTTTCCAGCGCGGCGGCAGTGTCTGTCCCGGGAGCAGGACGAATTGGCTCTCGCAATTGACGCAGCGGATCAGCCGCGGCGGCGGGATGTCGATCGTCGCGCACGACGGCAGCGGTTCTTGGCGCCTCGCGCCATGGGTGCCCCACACCATCACTTGATTCCGAGCAGCAGGATGGTCGCGACTGCGAGCAGCGCGGCGACGGCGCCGAGGCCCAGGACGAGCAGGTCGAGGCGGAAGCTGTGGCGTCGGTCGAGCGTGCAATCGGAGCAGCTGCACCACGCCGGATGGATCGGATCGCCGACCACCGGTCGGTGGGTCCGGAGCGTTCGGAACTGGGCGTTCATCGGCATTCTCCAGGCAAAGCAATGGCGCTCCCGGAATCAGGCCGGGCGCGTCGGTCGGTGGGCTAAGAGAGTCTGGTCAGGTCAGGTCAGCGACGGACGCTAAGCGTCAGGCCGTCACTGTCGGGGGTGGGGCGACCTCCGGCGCCCGAGCGGTGGTGTCCGCTCCCTCGTTTCGCTCCTGGAAGCTGCTGTTGAAGTCGGCGTCGCCCTCTTCGACGGCCTTGCGACGCGCGCGGAGCGCGGTCAGCGAATTCTTGAGCGCCTCGACCGATTCCTCGATCTCGCGCTCGGCGATGGCGAAGTCGGCACGATCGGCCGTCGGGCCGGCGGCGTTGAGCGTCGCGGCAACCGCTTCGCCGCTTTCCTTGGCAGCCCTGGCGACGCTGGTCAGCAGCGCCGCGCGGCCGGGGCCCGTCGCAAGGCTCTCGACGTCGAAGCGCATCGCGTAGCAGGTGAGGAACGGCGCGCTGTCGCCGCCGGTGACCTCGTGCCAGGCTCGGTCGAGCTTGAGCGCGGCGTCGAGGGTGATCGACGCGGTCGTGTCCGGGTCCGACCAATTGCGGACCGTACTTTCGGCGGCGTCGCAGATCCGCGCGACCTCGGTCCAGCCGATGTGCGCGGCGACCTTGGTTAGCGCGTTCTCGAAGGTGAATGCAGCTCTGATCTTGGTCACCGGCGGTTCTCCTTGGATGAAAGCGCGGCGGCAGGTCGGCGTAATGCCTCATCGACCGCCGCGCCAACGCCGACGGCAAGCTGATCGCCGGCGTTGCTGGTTGGCCGAAGGGCGCGGGGTGTCATCGCGCGCCTCCGGCCGCTTGGAATTCGGCTTCGCTATTCTCCGCGCTCTCGCCGTGTGCGCCTGCTATCGGCCATTCGGGGGGCGGGGTGAGGGGAAGATCGTCAGCGGTCGCCGAACCCCCGTCAGGGTTGAAGGGGACGTCGTCCTGGAGGCCGCGGGGGTAGAGATCGGGACGGAGGTCGTGGCGCAACACGTTGGTCGCGCGCTCGACCTTGAGTACGTGCTCGGCAGGAAGGGCCATGCCCTCCTCGAGCCATTTCCAAACTGCCGCCTGCGAAACGCCGAGCAGGCGGCCCATGGCAGCCTGAGAGCCGATCCGATTGACGGCTTGGCTGAGCGCCTGTTGAGGTGTCATCGCCTGGTCCACGAGTCGAACAGCTACAACTCCGGTTGAGATGCTGTCAACAACAAACCTTGTCGCTGTCGCCAACAACTATGGTGATAGGCATGGTTGTATGTTTGATGCTGCCCGGTTCCGTCAGCGACTTGCGGTCGTCGGCCTAAGCCAGGCTGAACTGGCTCGGCGCGTAGGCATCAGCCAGCAGGCCATCGGCAAGCTAGCGACGGGCGAGTCGTACGGTTCGAAACACCTCCACCTCATTGCGCGCGAGCTCGGCACGACGCCAGCGTACCTGACCGGCGAGACCGACGACGCGACCGAAGGCGCGCTGCCGGCGCCGAAAGCCCAGGACATCGCCGAGCAGCTCGACGCGGTGCTGATCCCGGAGGTGCAGGTCGGCCTCAGCATGGGCGGCGGATCGGTGCTCGAGGATTGGCCAGTGGTGCAGATGGTGCCATTCAGCCGGTCATGGCTGCGCGGCCTCACCACGAGCTCGGCCGACCAATTGATGGTCGCGCGCGGCGACGGCGATTCGATGATGCCGACGATCCTCGACCAGGACCTGGTGATCATCGACCGGGCGCAGAACACGCCGAAGCAGCAGGATCGGATCTGGGCGCTGAGCTATGGCGGGTGGGGAATGATCAAGCGACTGCGGTCGCTGCCCGACGGCAGTTTGCAGATCAACAGCGACAATGCGGCGGTCTCGCCGATCATCGCCTATGAAGGTGAGGCGCAGGTCATCGGGCGCGTGGTCGGCGTGGTGAGGAGGATATGAGCGACTACGGCGTGGACGACGAAGACTGGCCGCCGGGCAGCTACCCCGTCGGCCTCGTGGGCGAGCTCAATTACCAGCGTGCGATTCTCGACGCGAGGCCGGGTGACCGCGTCGAGGTGCTTCACGACATCGGCAATCCCTACGACGACCAGGCACTCGTCGCAAAAACCGCGGGCGGGGCGACGCTCGGCTATGTTGCCCGCGATAGTTGGCTTCGCACCGCGATCCATGACGAGGGCCAGTGCTGCGAAGCGATCATTTTCGCGATACACCCTGGCGAGCACGGCGCCGGCGTCGTGGTGAGTGTCAATGTCAAGCCAGGGGAAATCGGGACATGCGCCTTTTCGCGTTAAGCGCGATGCTGCTTACAGCCGTCGCTGCAGCTCTGGCGAGCTGCTCAACGGTCGCAACTCGGCGAGACGACCCTCCGACGCTGGTGCGGGTGACACCCAAGACGATTGCTCAATTCAGGAGCTGCTTCCTGCCCCAGTTCGACAAATCCGCGTTTCCGGTGGTCTACGCTCCAACCGAACACGGCGAGACGTACAGCTGGGGCCCGTCGGCCAACCTGGGCCGATACGTCAATTGGGTGATCGACATCACGGACGAAGGAGCAAGCCGCAAGGTCGTTCTCCACGCGATCACCAGCATGTGGGGCGTGAACCACAAGCTCGTGGGCCAAGTCGAAGCCTGCCTCTAGCGACCTGCTTCCCGCGTAGCTTCTCCGTTCATCGCTCCTGCATTACATTGCGCGCGGGGTGACGGAGGTGCGGGAGTGGGCGTTGACCGGATCGAGCAGGGCGACGGCGCGCCGCGGCTGACCCGCACCATGTCGAGCCGCAAGCTGCTCGCGCACGACTTCATCAAGCGCTATTTCGCGAGTTGGGGCCAGTCGCCGACGCTCGGCGAGCTCGCCGCCGAGCTCGGCGTCAGCAACAAGCGGGCGTACGACCTGGTCCACCAGCTGGCCGACGAGCGAATGCTCGAGGTGACCGCTGGCAAGACGCGCGGGATCCGGCTCATCGACCGCACCGAGGAGCTGAGCGAGGCCGACGTGCTGGTGCGCCTGGCGCGGTCCGGATGGACGATCGCCGCCGGCGGCAACGTGCTGCAGCCGCCCGTCGTCGAGCTCGACCATGTCGCGGATGCGCTGGTCGCGACGTTAACGGAAAAGGGACTGCCGCCGCTGGTCGACCTCGACCATGATCCGGACGAGGCGACCGGAGCGGGGAAGCATGGGGAGAACAAAGGCCGGGCAGGCGCGCGATCTGCAGCGCCAGCTCGACGAGCGGCGGGCCGAGATCAGGACCGCCTGGGCAAGGCTTCACCCTGAGATCGCGTCGGCCGAGCGAGCGCTGCGCAAGGCGCGTGCCGAGCTCGTCGACCGGTGGAAGCACAAGAACGAGGGTACGCCCGAGACGCACGAGCAGGCCTCACGGCGCAACCAGGGCGCGCTCGTCCAGCTCTATAAATCGGGAACGCTCGACGCCGAGCAACTCGCCGCCGCGGTCGAGATCGCGCTGGTCGCCGAGCGCATCGGCCGCGACGTCGCGGTGCGCAGCGCCAGCCTTGAGACCCGGGTCGACAACGGCGGCGGCGACGGCGGCTTCTTCGAGCGGCTCGGTCAGGTGCGGCGCGAGGTCGCCTACACCGAGTGGCGACAGCAGCTGCCCTGCCCGGCGCCGGTGCTCGACATGCTGGTCGGGGAGCCGGTGGGATTCACCGTCGTCGCCAAGCGCTACCGGATGCACAATCGGCGAGCCCGCCGACTACTGCTGCATGCGCTCGACCTTTGGCCGGAGGTCCTCGGCCGGGCGTTCAAGCAAGTCGACGAGAGGGACCTGGCGCGGGCCCATGCGCGGCTTGCGGCATGAACCGGACGCCGTGCGAGCCGTGCGCCGCGATCCACGAGCTGCTGCTGACCTTCGCGATCAGCGACGATGGCAAAGCCGTCGACGAGGCGTTCCTGTGGGAAGCGCGAACCGACCGGTTGCCGCTGATCACCTTCGGGCAGATGCGTCGGCTGCTCGAGGCGGTGCGGACGAGCCTGCCGCCCAACTTCGACCAGATGGTGGCGATCGGGCGCGCGGTCGTGGAGCGTTCCGAATTCCGTTAAGGTAACGAGAAAAGGACTGCGCAGCGGCCACGAAACGGGCCAAACCGACCCCTCCACAGTTGCGCCCGCCGCCCACAAGGCGCCGGCCCCGCACCGTTGGTTCCACGAAAGCCCGCGGATTTCCCCCCGCGGGCTTTTTGTCATCCACGCCGCTTGCGGCGTGAAGCGGGAGGTGCCGATGTTCCACTCATCCGTGCCGCCGCTGGGCGCCCGCGCCGCCTCTGGTCCGGCCTGCGGGCGCCCCTCAATTCAAGCGACACGCGAGCGGCCAAGCGCCGAGCCGGCTGCCGAGCATCCACCGTTGTGGATCCGCGATGGCAAGGCTTGGTGGTAGCGATGGTCGACCTCCAGCAGGTGCGACGCAAGCTCGCCGAGAAGGACGTCATTACTGTCAGCCGGAACTGGCTCGAGGAGGTCGAACGCGACCTCAGCGAGCTCGCCGCGCGCCGCGCCCGGGAAACACGGCAATGACCGCGATTCCCAAGTCGCAGGCGGCCGCAACCAAGCTGCTAGAGGAATATGCCGATCTCGACGGGCGCATTGCGCTGGTCGAAGAGGAGCGCGCGAAAGCGATCGCTTCGGCGAACCAGCGCGCCGACGCGGCCGCGACGCCGATGCTCGAACGCAGGACCGCGATCGCGGCGGCCGTTGAGAGCTGGTGGCCGCATGCGGCGCCGCTTATCGCCGGCGGCAAGAAATCGGTGCAGCTCGGCGGGTGCATCATCGGGACCAAGAAGTCCCGGGACAGCCTCACCCACAGCTTCGAAACCGATGATCAGGCTGCGCTCGCGCTGTTCAAATCGCCCTATCGGAGACACACGACCAGGCTGAAAGTAGCCCTCGATCGTATCCCCACGCTCAAGCTGCTCGAGGTCGGCGGCAAGACAGGTGCCGGCATTGCCGCGCTGGGCTTCTCGATCAAGCTAGGCGTGGACGCGTTCTACATCGAAAGGGTGCAGCAGGACCGCACCATCGCTGGCTGAGGCTGGCGGCGACGTGCGCGTCAGCAGCTGGCTGCGGGCCGAGCCGCTGATCAACCGGCGAGCCCATCTGCTCGGCCTGCTCGACAAGCGCATCGAGGTCTCGATCAACGGCGAGTACCAGAACCGCCCATTCGTCGACATGGTGTCGCGGTCAATCCGGCTCGAACTCAGGCGGACGATCGAGGACATCGAAGCACGGCTGCGCGATCTCGGCGTGACGATCGACTGACATGCCGACGCAACCGCCGCGGTTCGCATTCGTCAAGCGGGCGCCGCGCCAGGCATGGGTGCGGCCCACCAAGTACACCGACACACGACTGCGCGGACGCGCCGGGCAGCGAGAGCGCGCACGGATCCTCGCCGAGGAGCCGACGTGCCGGCGATGCGACGAGGTCGACATCGTCACGCCCAGCGAAGAGGTTGACCACATCGTCCCGCTCAGCCTGGGCGGCACTGAAGCGCGCGCGAACAAGCAGGCGCTGTGCAAGCCCTGCCACAAGGCGAAGACCGCGATCGAGGCTGCTGCCGCGAGACGGGCCGCCGCCGGCTGACCCACCGGGGGGGGTGGGTAAAAGTCGGCGCCGGCCCTGGCGGACACCGGCTGTGCACCCAAATTTTTTCGCGGTCGAATTCAAAGGGTAAAACTGCAGCGGAGGGAACAATGGCTCTGACCATCCCCCGCTTCGGCTCAACCCGGGCGAGCGATCCGGACTACGATCCGGTCCTCGCCAGGATCATCGACCGAGTCCTGATCCGCGTCGACGGCAAGAGCGTCTTTTCCCCGGTGGCCTACAACATCGACGAAGGCTGGGTCCGAGCGCTCGCCTACAAGCGGCACCGGACCGGCCCGATCACCATGGCGATGCGCAAAGGGGTCGTCCTCGAGGAGACTTTGGTCGGCCGAGTCGCGGCGCGCTGGCGTTAGCGAATGGCCCGAGGTGGTCCCCGGCCCAACGCCGGGCGGAAGCGCAAGGCGCCGGAGTTAAAGAAACTCGCGGGCACGCTCCGCAAGGATCGCGATCCACCGCCGGCGGCGCAGCTGCCGGTACCGGCGGGCAATGGCGTCGAGCCGATGGTGTGCCCCATGCACCTGTCGGACCTGGCTCAGCTGATCTTCGGCGATCTCGCCGGCCTGCTCGAGAAGCAGGGACGGGCGGCGCCGGAATATGCGCAGTGCGTCGCGCTGCTCGCCCAGCGGCTCGAGCAGGTCCAGCGGTTCCAGGCGGTCATCGAGACCGAGGGCGATACCTACGAGACGCGCACCGCGGCCGGCGGCCGAATGGTCCGCGCCAGGCCCGAGATCGCGATGCTGTCCGACGCGCTGCGCCACGCGCAGTCGCTGATCGGCGAGCTGATGCTCAACCCATCGGCCGCGTTGCGGATCGCCAGCGGACACAAGCCGCAGGCCGGGGCCTTCGACGAATTCTGAGGAGAAGCAATGTGTCCTGGTCGATCAATCCCAATAACTTCAGCGGCGTGCCGGCGTCAGAGGCAAAGCAGGCAATCGAAGCCGACCCGTATCTGCCTGATTGCGTCAAGAGCTACATCGCTGCCGGGATTGACGGCTTGGTGAACGACCTGGCGCAGGGGCCCGACGTTCCCGTGAACATCTCCGGGCACGGGCATCTGTGCATGGGCCCGGGCAGCTACAACGTCACGACGGCGACGATCAGCGTCAGCCCGGCATAGGCGAATGTGTCGATCGAAGCGCGGCCGTACGCCGCGATCGCGGAAGGCTATGCGCGCGACGTAACCAGCGGGGTGATTCCCGCGTGCAAGTCGATCCGGCTGCAGGCGAAGCGTTTCCTGAAGGAGCTCAAGCTCCAGAAGCGGCGGGCTTTTCCGTTCCGGTTCGACGTCGACAAGGCGTCGCGAGTCTGCCGGTTCATCGAGCGGCTGCCGCACTCGAAGGGCAAATGGGCCCGGGCGAAGGAAACGATCCGGCTCGAGCCGTGGCAGGTCTTCGCGCTCGCCTGCACATTCGGGTGGCTGCGCAAGGCCGATGGCCTGCGGCGCTTCCGGGTGCTGTTCATCATCGTGCCGAGAAAGAACGGCAAGTCGGCGCTGTCGGCGGGTATCGGGCTCTACATGCTGTGCGCCGACGGCGAGTTCGGCGCCGAGATCTATTCGGGCGCGACCAACGAGAAGCAGGCGTGGGAGGTCTTCGGGCCGGCGCGCCTGATGGCGCTGCGGACGCCGGCGCTGCGCGCGAAGTTCGGCGTCGACGTCAACGCCCGGTCGCTGGTGCGGGTCGACGACGAGAGCAAATTCGAGACGATCACCGGAGATCCGGGCGACGGGCAGAGCCCGAGCTGCTCGCTCCACGACGAATATCACGAGCATAACGACGACGGCCAGGTCGACACGATGCAGACCGGCATGGGCGCGCGCCAGCAGCCCCTCCAGGTGCTGATCACCACCGCCGGCGATAATCTGGCGGGCCCGTGTTACGCCCGGGTCCAGGACGAACGAAACAAGCTTGCGCAAACCGGCGGGCCGCCGATCGCCGACGAGACCTTCTTCCTCGAGTACACCATCGACGAGGGCGACGACTGGAAGTCGGAAGCCGCTCTGCGCAAGGCCAACCCGAATTACGACATCTCGGTCTCCGGCGACTTCCTCCTCGCCCGGCAGCGCGACGCGATCGCGATGCCGCGCAAGGCCGGCGTGTTCAAGACCAAGCACCTGAACCTGTGGGTCGCCGCCAAGGCAGCCTGGTTCGACGTCGAAGCCTGGCGCCGCTGCCATGATCCGACGATCCCGATCAAAGGCGTCGACGCGGCATTGCTCGAGCGGCTTCGCGGCCGCCGCTGCATCGCCGGTCTCGACCTTGCGTCGAAGGTCGACATCGCGGCGCTCGAGCTGCTGATCCTGCCGATCGGCGCGAAAGCGACGCGCGAGGATCCGTACATCCGGATCGGCTTCTACTTCGTGCCGTCGGCTCGGGTGCAGCTGGTCCCGGCCTACGCAGCCTGGGACGCGCAGGGCCTGCTCAATGTCACCGACGGTGACATCATCGACTATGACGAGATCCTGGAGACGCTCCGCGAGCTCCGCGGGCACTTCCAGCTCGAGATGGTCGCCTACGACCCTCACCAGGCCACCATGATGGTGACCACGATGGTGAAGGAGGGCTTCCCGGTCGTCGAGTACCGCCCGGTCGTGCTCAACTTCTCCGAGCCGATGAAGGAGCTCGACGCGCTGACCAAGGCGCGGACGATCGCCCACGGCGGCTGCCCGGTGATGGAATGGGAGATGTCGAACGTCGTCGCGGCGGTCGACAAGAAGGACAACGTCTACCCCAACAAGCCTCGCGAAGAGGCGAAGATCGACAGTCCGGTCGCGCTGATCAGCGCGCTCGGAGTGGCGATGAAGGGCGAGGAGGAAGCTGTGGCGACTTCGCCCTGGGACGACCCGAATTACAAGCTGGTGACCGCGTGAGGCTGCTGGGCTTCGACATCAACCGCGCGCGCGCCGAGCATCGCGCGGTCCAGATCACGCAGAATGCCACTCGGGAGGAGGTGCTCGCCTTCTTTGGCGTGGACGGTCTCCGGCTCCCGTCGGTCACGGTGCAAAGCGCGCTTCGGGTGCCGGCTTTCGCGGCGAGCGTGAACTTTCTTGCGCGGACCCTGGCGACCCCGACCTTCGAAGCCTTTCGCGAGACGAAGAAGGGTCCGGAGAAGATCAGCGGCCGCCTGCAGGTGCTGGTTCGCGACGCCCCCAACCCCGAATGGTCGAGCTATGGCGCCAGGGTCTTCTTCTGGCAGAATCTGTTCATCCACGGGCGCGGGCTCTTCGCGATCCTGCGGCTGAACGGGCAGCCCTACGAGATCTGGCCAATGAACGTGCCCGCCGTCCGGGTGACCATGGATCAGTTCGGGCACAAGACCTACACCGTCACGAGCTCCACTGGAGAGCCGCTGCCGGGCAAGACCTTCGGCGCGGCCGACGTCATCGACGTGCCCTTCATGCTGGCCACCAACATGGTCAACGTGCTGAGCCCGATCACGATCGGCGAGAAGGCACTGCAGCTGGCGCTCGCGATGCAGGAATATGGCTGCAACTTCTTCGCCGGTGGCGGCGTCCCGCCGCTCGCGCTCGAGGGGCCAATTCCACAAGGACCTGACGCCCTGAAGCGCCGTGCGGGCGACGTTGAGCTCGCGATCAAGGACGCGAAGGACAGCGGCAAGCCGTTCTTCTCGATGCCGCCGGACCACAAGCTCACGCAGATCGGCTACGACCCGGCCAAGGGCCAGATGACGGAAGCGCGGCGCCTTCAAAACGAGGAAATCGCGCGGGGCCTCGGCGTTCCGCCGGTTTTCATCCAGGATCTGTCGAAACTCACTTATTCGAACGCCGAGCAGCAGGACCTGCAGCTCGTCAAGCATACGGTCAGCCACTGGTGCAGCGCGCTCGAGCAGGAGTGCAACCTCAAGCTGTTCGGGCAGATGAACGGCCGGCGCTACGTGCGCCACGACCTCGACACCCTCCTGCGCGGCGACTTCAAGACGCGCATGGAGGGCCTGGCACGGTCAGTCCAGGGCGCGATCCGGACGCCCCAGGAAGCCCGCCGGTCCGAGGGACTGCCCGACCACCCGAATCCCAAGGCCGACGAGCTTTTCATGCAAGGCGCGACCGTCGAGCTCGGCACGACGCCGGCGCCGGCATCCCCACCAATCGACAACGGAGGCGGCGCGAATGCCGAAGGAAATCAGGGCTAGCGCACAGCCGGTCCAGAGCCAGAGCGACGGCAAGACCATCGCCGGCTACGCGGCCGTGTTCAACAGCCCGACCGATATTTGCGGCCTGTGGACCGAGGTGGTCGAAGCCGGCGCCTTCACGGAGACCCTGAGCAGCGGGCGCGACGTCCTGGCCCTGTACAGCCACGAGCTCGAGCGCCTGCTCGGCCGCGAGAGCGCGGGCACACTCCGGCTGAGCGAGGACGACAAAGGCCTGGCGGTCGAGATCGACCTCCCCGACACCAGCGACGGCCGCGACGTCGGCGTGCTGGTTCAGCGCGGCGATCTCAAGGGCATGTCGTTCGGCTTTTGCGTCACAAAGCAGGAATGGGACGAGACCGTCACGCCGCCGACGCGCACGATCAAGGCCGTGGACCTCTATGAGGTCACGATCACCGCCGATCCTGCCTACGAAGACACCGAGATCGGCATGCGCTCGCTCGAGGAAGCTCGCAGCGCCCGAAAAGCCAAGAATTTCAACGCCGCCGCGAAGCGCGTGGCGAGGAAGATGACCGTCGACCTGCGAGCCCGCAGGCTGGCGAGTAAAGCCTAGGCGCTCCCCGCCACGGCCCAATGATCACGCCCGCTCCGGCGGGCTTTTTCTTTGGAGAATGCAATGCCCACTCTTCGTGAGCTGCAGGAGCAGCGCGAAACCCTGGTCGCCGCCGCGCGCGAGCGCCTCGACCAGATCAATACCAACACCGACGAGAGCCGCGCTGCCGAGCTCGAAACGCAGCACGACGCGGCCATGACCGCGCTTGATACGCTCGATGCGCAGATTGCGCGCGAAGAGCGTGTCGCCGCCGCCGAACGGTCACTTGCCGAGCGCCGCGAGCGAGAGGTGCGCGACAGGCGCCCGATCGAGCCCGTCACCGGCGCATCCGCCGCTGACGCTCCCAACGAGGTTGCGTATCGCGCTGCCTTCCACGCCTATCTCCGAGCGGAGGGCCAGGTCGCCTTGCTCAGCCCCGAGGAGCGTGCAGTCCTGCAGCGCGGCTACCAGACGGTCGAGCAGCGCGCCCAAACGACCACGAACGCCGCCGGCGGCTACACCGTCCCGGTCGAGCTTCAGGCCGAGATCATCCGGACGATGAAGCTCTTCGGCCCGATGTACGATCCGGGCGTGACGCGCGAGATCGTCACCAGCGGCGGCTATTCGCTGCCGTTCCCGACGGTCGACGACACCGCCAATACGGGCGCCGCGACCACGCAGGGCGTGACGCTGACCGACGACGGCTCGGGCGACGTCGTGTTCGCCCAGAAGTCTCTCGGCGCGTTCAGCTTCGCGACGCCGTGGCTGCGCGTGTCGAAGGAGCTCGCTGACGATTCGCTGTTCGCGATGGAAGCGTTGCTCGGCTCGCTGCTTGGCGAGCGCCTCGGCCGGCTGGCCAACAGCCAGCTGACCGTCGGCGTCGGCACGACCGCGCCGAACGGCATCGTCGTCGCGTCGGCAACCGGCAAGACCGCCGCTTCGGCGACGGCGATCGTCTATGACGAGGTCATCGACCTCGAGCATAGCGTCGACCCCGCCTACCGGGCCTCGCCCTCGGCCATGTACATGTTCAGCGACCCGGTCCTCCAGGCGCTGCGCAAGCTCAAGGACGGCCAGGGCAATTACCTGTGGCAGCACGGAAACGTGCAGCAGGGCGTCCCCGGCTCGCTCAACGGCCGCCGCTATGAGGTCAACCAGGCGATGAGCCAGGCCTTCACCACTGGCCAGAAGCTCATCCTGTTCGGCGACTTCAGCAAGTACTTCGTCCGCAAGGTCGGTGCCCCGCTTGTCGGCGCACTGCAGGACAAGGACTTCTGGCCGGGCTTCGGCATCGCCGGGTGGATCCGCTTCGACGGCAACCTGATGGACGCCGCGGCGATCAAGCACCTCAAGCTCGCGTAACCACCAACTGGCAGAGGGCGGGCTTCAGCCCGCCCTCTCTTCTTCCGAGCGCCGTGAGCGGCGCTCCGAAGAGGAGACAGCGATGCGCGTCAAACTAACCACCAGCCTCGCCAACCCGGACGAGGCTCGTCACGCCGGCGAGGAGCACGAATACGAGCAGGCCGAGGCCATCCGGCTAATCGAAGCCGGCTTCGCCGTGCCTGTCGCCGCCAAGGCGGCCGAAAAGGCGACCAAGTCCCAAGCGCCCGAGCAGCGCGCAAACAAGAGCGAGGGCTGACCAAATGTCGATCTCAGACACCACCGAAAACGCGCTTCTCGCGCTGATCTTCTGCGCGACGGCGTGGGGCAATTATGCCGACAACGCCGCGACGACGCCGCAGACCAACATTCATGTCGCGCTGTCCACCGCCGATCCCGGCGACGCCGGCACGATGTCGACGTCGGAGGCGACCTATACCAGCTATGCCCGCGTCAACGTGGCGCGGACGACCGGCGGCTGGACGGTCAGCGGCACCGCGCCAACGCAGGTCGCTCCGGTCGCGACGATCGCATTCCCCGCGGGCACTGGCGGATCCGGCACGGTGACCAACTTCGCGACCGGCAAGACCGGCGGCGGCGCCACCGCGATCCTGTTCAGCGGCACGGTCACGCCGAACATCGTGACCGGCAACGGCGTCACGCCGCAGCTGTCGACCTCCACCACCATGACGTTGGATTGAGTTGGCTGACCTCGGCCGCACGCCAACCCTCTCGCCAGCCTCAAGGAGCATCCCATGAATCCAGAACGCTTCCGCGCCTACGCCGCCGCCAATGCGCTCAGCCGCCGAGAAATCCCGGTCGAGCAGGGCGACGGCTCTGTCGCCATCCAAAAGGTCAATGTGACGCACGAGGTGCACAATCCGGTCGTCGAGGACGAGCTCGCCGACGGGGTGGCCGAGTTCACGGCGAAGTCGGCGATCGCGCACGTCGCTTTCTACGGCGGCGATCCCGAGCACGAAGTCTGCCTCGGCCGCGTCGACGGGCCTTTCGGGCCCGGCAAGGTCGAAGTGAGCTTCGCCGACGTGCCCAAGGACGAACCGGTCGACCTCGGCAACGGCGTGTTCGAGCAAAACGGCACCGTCTATCGCAAGGCGGACTAGTTTCGTGCGGCACGAGGACTTCCGAGCGGCGCTCGAGGCCGGCGACGTGCGCCTGCTGCGGCGCATGTGGTCGGCCTGGTTCCCGCACCTGCCGCAGCCGAAGACCGCCGAGCAGGCGGAAACGGTGATGCACCACGCGCGGACGCAGGCGGAGACGGTGAGCTTCAAGGCGCGCGCCTGGTCGCATCGCTGGCTGACCGAGCGCGACCTGCCTTCCGCCCTGCCCGATCGGCTGAAGCCTTCGGCCGAACGCGTCTATTCGCGGGTCGTCGAGGGCGTCGGGATCAGCGTCAACTGCCGCAACCCGGTCATGAAGCCGGCGATGATCGAGGTCCGGAAGGCGATGGAGGACGTCGTCGCCGATTGCTACGCCAACGGCGACACCGACCCGCTGATCGTCCGCCCGAGAATGATGGCAGCCCGCGAAAAGACGATGCGCTCCTTGTTCGGGAGATAGGACGTGGCCGACACCAAGATCAGCGCCACCGGGACGGTGGACGGCGCGTTCGTCGCCTCACGCAGCGTGCTTAGCGGCGACACGCCCGACGTGACGCTGCCCCGTCCGCCACACCTGATTCCTCTAGCCAGTGAGGGGCGCGCCCCATGATCCAGCAAGCAACAATCTCGGTCGCGGGCGTCAACACCGCGAACACGATCCTCGCCAATTTGAAGGCGGCGGCGGCGAACCGCATTCGTCTGATCGAGATTGCAGTTTGGGTCGAAGTCGCGTCGACGACCCCGTTGACGCTTCAGCTCGAGCGAATGAATGCGGTCGGCACCGGCACGATCACCTCGACCGCCGCCGCCGCCGCGGACCCAGGCGACAGTGCCGGCGCCGCCGTGCTGGAAACCGCCTGGGCCACGTTACGCCCGACGCGCCTCGGCACTCCTCTCGGCTTGCGCCGCTGCCAGTTGGCGGCGAGCATCGGTTCCGGCTGGATTTGGGACTTCACTAACCGCCCGCTCGTGATCGCGGCCTCGGGCGGGTTGATGGTGAACCAGGTGTCGGCCGCGGGCGCGACCCTGGGGACATTGGGCGCTTCGTTCGTCTGGGATGAATAGTCATGCCGAGCGGCCCGATCATTCTGGCAATCCCGGGATCGGCAGGGCTTCAAGGTAACTTTCTTCTCGTCCAGACCATCCTGATTGACGGCGGCGCTTCGTTCGACCCATCGCCGCAGTCAGCAAGCCCTTCCGGGCCTCAACGCGCCGCGCCAGCGCCCGTCGCGTCAGCGCTCACCGACAATTTCGACGACAACAGCCTCGACGCAACCAAGTGGAACTCGGCCGGGTTCTACGAAGGGGCGACAACCGGCGGGACCGCAAGCGAGACGAACCAGCGGCTGGAAGCAACCCCGACCGCGAGCGCCGTCCGCGCGACCGGCTATGTTTCGACGAGCGTTTACGACCTCACCGACGGCGCCATCTATGTTCGAGTGTCGAATGTCGCCGCGTTCAGTGCCGACGAGATCGCCTATCTGTCGCATGGGCCCAACGACAATAATTACTATACCTGGCTGGTCGGCGCGAGCAGCCTTGGGGCGGGCGGGGTTATCATTGCTCGCAGACGCGTTGCTGGGGTCAACACCGATCTCCTCAACATTGCCTACAATGCGACCACGCACGCCTGGTTCAGGATCAGGCATCAGTCATCCGACAACAGCATTCACTTCGAAACGGCGCCGAGCTCGGCTTCCGATCCTCCAGCGCCAGGCGATTGGACGGATCGGGCTTCGGAAACCTTCAGCGGGTCGCTTTCCGTTAAGAGTGGCAAGATTGCGATCGGCGCGGCGCTATTCAGCGCAGATGCAAGTCCCGGTGCTGCCTTTCTGGACGGCTTCAATACCGCGACGACCGACGCCAGCACCGGCGCCGCTACTGGCACGAGCACCGCAGCTGCTGTCCCAATCGTGTCCGGATCGGCAGCGGGCACCTCGGCGGCCAACGCGGTCGCCATGGGCATCGGGTCGGCTTCCGGTAGCGGAAGCGCATCCGGAGTCGGGCTCGCGACGGCGAGTTCGCCGGGTTCAGCCGCTGGTACAGGAAGCGCGTCGGGTGCCGGGCAATCGACCGCCGTTTCGCCGGGATCGGCAAGCGGTGCAGGTACTGGTTCCGGCATCGGATCCAGCCTCGCGCTCGCTACAGGTTTGGCAAGTGGCAGCGGCTCGTCTTCCGCAGTTCCGATTGTTAACGGCAGTGCATCGGGCGGTGGCGTAGCAAGCGGCGTTGGCGCTTCGTCAGCACTCTCGCCCGGAACGTCAGCTGGAAGCGGAGCGGCTTCAGGCGTTGGGCAGTCGCAAGCTGTTTCGCCTGGCTCCGCAGCAGGAACGTCGACCGCTGCCGGCACCGGAAGGTCGACGGCTCAAGCCGGCGGTTCTTCCGCCGGCGTCGGCGCAGCCTCGGCGACCGGCGCGGCATTGGCAAAAGGGACCGGTTCGGCAGCTGGTCTAGGATCGGCAAGCGGCATCAGTTCGACGGCGGGATCGCCGTCGGTGGGCTCCGCGTCCGGCGTCTCGACGGCCGGCGGCACCGGCTCCCCGCTGGCGACCGGTTCCGGTTCCGCCGGCGCGAGTTCGACGGTCGCGGCAACAGGATCGAGCCTGGCCGCGGCTACCGGAAATGCGGCTGCAACGTCGACCGCGGCCGGGCAGGGACGCGCCTATTTCACAGGCGTCGGCCTCTCGGCCGGCTTCGGCGTCGCCGTCGGCATGGGCCAATCAATCGCGCAAGCGGTCGGGGCCGCCGCGGCGATCGGCGCGGCCAATGCCGAGGGCAGGGTCGCGCCGGCCTTTCCGCCGAGCAGGCCGGCGGGACGGGTTGCAATACTTGCCGCGCCGCAACGGACGGGCGCGAGCTCGCGCAACGGCCGGAGTGCAGCAGTGTCGCGAGGCAGGAGGGTGGCATGATCTATTGGCCGCCCAAGGCGCCCGGCGAGGTCGAGGACTTTGAATTCGACTTCTCGGCCGTGCTCGAGGCCGGAGAGACGATCTCCACCAGAACGGTCACCGCGACCGGAGTCACCAGGAACAGCGATGCGATCGCCGGCGAGAAGATACTCGCCTGGCTAGCCGGCGGGACGCTGGGCGCGCCAGGCATCGTCACCTGCTCCATTACCACCAGCCTCAACCGCACCTATGCCGAGACGGCGATCCTCCCGATCGGCGAGGAGCCCGTCAGCCTCGACATGGCCAAGCGCCAGGTCCGGGCCGAAGGGACAACGGCCGACGACGATTATCTGCTCGAGCTGATCCAGTCGGCGCGCGAGCATGTCGAAGCCTATTGCGGGATCCGCGTTGCGCCGGCGGCGGTGCGGATGACTTTTCCAAGCTGCGCCGCGCTCGAGCGGCTGACCCAGGCGCCGGTGCAGTCGATCGTCGACGTCCGCTACCTGGACTCGGCCGGCGCCGAGCAGCTGCTCGATCCGGCGGTCTACGAGATGGTCGCGGTCGACTCCGACGTGCTTCGGCCGCGGATCCGCCTCGGCTTCAACAAGACCTTCCCGGCGGTCCGCGCGTGCGAGGACGCGGTGCGGGTCAACGCGGTCGTCGGCTACACCGCGGTGCCGCGGCCGGTGATCCGGGCGATGCTGCTGCTCATCCACCTCTGGTATGACAACCGGTCGCCGGTCGCGGTCGACGTGCGCGGCATCCCGACCGAACTGCCGCATGCGGTGACGGCACTGCTCGCGAACTTCCGGCGATGAATTTCGACGCCGGCAGGTTGCGCGAGCGGATCACGATCCGGCGCCAGGTCAACGTCAAAAATGCCCGCGGCGGGCAGGACCGAAGCTGGACGACCGTCGCCGCCAATCTCTCGGCCGAGGTGGTCAGCCTCAACGGCCGCGAGGCCGTCATTGGCCACGTGCTCCAGGGCATCTCGACATTCGAGATCCGGATCCGCTTCCGCGATGACCTGAAGCCGGCAGACCAGATCGTGTGGGACGCACGCGAGCTCAACATCCACGTGGCCGAGGACAAGCTGGGCACGCGCCAGTGGACAATGATCCAGGCGAGCACGCTGGCGCCGCAGGGCTCGGCGAGCTGATGCCCGGGAGACGGATTCGCGGCGAGCGCTCATTCGCCAGGATCATCAAGCAGCTGCCGGATGACGTCGCCGACGAGATCCGCAAGCAGATGAACGCGACGGGGAAGATGCTGCTCGCAAGGGCGCAGTCGAAGGTCCCGGTCTATTCGGGCAAGAAGCGCAAGGGTTTGCCGCCAGGCGCGCTGAAATCGGGGCTGTCGTACCGGGTGCCGCCCAAGCGGCTGAGCCTCAAGGTCGGGCTGGTCGGCAAGGCGGTCAACAAGAAGCTGTTCTACGGCTACCTGGTCGAGCACGGCCACCGGATCGGCTTCCGGGGCAACACGCTCGAGAAGCAGGAAAAGATTACCGCAACGGGGATTCGCGGGCGGCTGCTCAGAGCGCGCCGCCGGCGCGACGTCCGGCTCAACGGCGTCCCCCCGCACCCGTTCCTCTACACGGTGAGCCGCGAGGAGATTTATGGCCCCTTCCGCAAGATCTGGGGCCGAGCGCTGCAGCGCGCCGTGGCGGGAGCTTCCGATGACTGACGGTTCGAGCCGATCGCCGCGCGATGATTGACCTCCAGACCGCCGTCCAGGAGGCCGTGTTCACGGCCCTCGAGGGCAGCAGCGGCGTCACTTCGCTCGGCGACGTGTGGCAGAATGCGCCCGAGGACGCCGATCTGGTGGCGAAAGGGCTGGTCATCATCGGCCTGGTCGCGCTCATCGCCCCCGAGGCCAAGGACGGCGGCTTCGAAAAGGCGACGGTCCCGGTGTTCACCTACGTGCGCAGGCCCGATGCGACCGAGCTCTACGCGCTCAACAGCGCGGTCCGCACCGCGCTCGAGGGACAGGTCATCACCGCGACCGGCGCGGAGCTCGGAAGACCCGTGTTCCTGTCGGCCGACCCCGAGCTGATGGAAGACGGCGAAACCTACTTCGACAAGCTGCTGTTCGAGATGTTCGTCCAGCCCGCCTGATTAAGATCCGCCACACGGCAAACCCCGGCCATCGGGGGAGGCAAGCCACCTACCTCAACCAAGCCCGCCACCGGCGGGCTTTTTCTTTGGAGAAATGTCGTGGCCAAGAAGCTCGGCAATGACTACCGCCTGTTCATCGGCGACGGCGCCGGCCCCGAGGTCTTCACCGAGATCAAGGGCCAGCAGAACCTCTCGATCACGCGCAACGGCGCGACGATCGACACGTCGACCAAGGACAATGCGCCTTACGGCACGCAGGCGCCTGGCCTGCGCACCCTGTCGATCGCGTTCGCGCTGATCCCGGACCTTCCCGACGCGCTTGGCTACACCGCGTTCGAGACGTTCGCGCTGGCCTCGAGCTCGACGCCGAAGAACTTCCAGATCAAGAAGGGCTCGACGGTCGTGTTCCTAGGCTCGCTGTACTGCACCGACCTCAACACGACGTTCGACATGAACGACGCGGTCAAGGCGACGGGCACGCTTGTGTCGGCCGCGGCGCCGACGACCGACGCGCTGAGCTAGAGCGATGATCCAAATCGGTCAGCTGAAGCTGAAAGTCGGCGCTCCCGATCCGGAGCGCCTGGTCGAGAGCAGCGGGCAATCGGTCGCAGCGATGCGCCGGCTGCTCGACGGCAACCTGTTCGCCGGTATCGTCGCAAAGGCGCTCCACGCATGCCTCAAGGCCGAGCACGATGTGCACGACCTGGCCGTGCGGATCGAGCATGCCGGTGTCGCCGAAGTGCGGGCGCTGGTGCGCGAGCTGTACGGCGACGACGAGCCCGCCAGCGAGCCGGCGGCCGACGCCGGCTCCGCCGAGGGCGATGACTCGCTGGAGGATGCCAATGGCGAAGAGCAAGCCTGAGGCCGAAACGGCGGCCGAGCCGACGCTCGACCTGCTCGGGCAGCTCAGCGTCGACCTCGGGGGCAGCCGGTACAAGCTGCGCCCGGCGCGCCAGGCAATCACCAACATCGAGGAGCTGCTGGGCAAGTCCCTGACCCAGCTCACCGTGCAGGCCGGATCGCTGGCGCTGTCCGTTGGAGATCTCGGCGTCTGCGTCGCCGAGCTGATGCGCGCCTACGGCGCCTTCGATCCGGAAGCGGCGGCCGATTACAAGGGCGCCAAGCCCGAGCGCTGCGCCGACCTCATTTATGAGGCCGGGCCGGTCGAGGTTTCGCGCCGGCTAGCGGTCATCTTCACCGGCGCGATCGCCGGCGGATATACCGCGTCGGGGGAAGTGAAGGCGGCGGGGATGACGACGACGGAGCCGACCCCGACCGCCGCCTGATGGGCTTCGCTCTGGCCGCGCTGGGATGGAGCGCGCGCCAGTTCATGGATGCGACCAGCCACGAGTTCTTCGCCGGCTATGAAGGCTGGCGGATGATCAACTGCCCGAAGGAGGACTGAGCATGGCGAGCGACCGCCAGATCGCCCAGCTCGTCCTCCAGGTCGACGCCAACATCGCGGTCGCCCAGCGCGAGCTCCAAAACCTCGCGCGAGTGGTCCGCCAGAGCACCGGCGACATGAACACTTCGCTGGCCACGTCGGAAGTCGCGCACCAGCGCCTCGGGCGGGCATTCGGCCAGACGCGAATCGCGCAGATGGAGCTGAGCCACGTCGTCACGGCGAGCGTCGACGCGTACGCGGCGGGCTTCTCGCCGCTGCGCATCATGACGCTTGAGATGGGCCGACTGGCCGAGGCGGCGACGTTTCTCGGCGGGTCGGGCGGCGGCGGCGTGCTGGGCAAGCTTGCCGGATTCATGGGCGGCCCGTGGGGCATCGCCGTCTTGCTTGGCGTCAGCGTGCTCACCCAGCTCATCGCGCGGACCGGCGGCGCGTCGGAGTCGATCGGCGGCCTGGTCGAAAAGATGCGCCAGCAGGCGCACCAGGCGCAGCTCAACGAGCAAGCCAACCGCGTCTGGCAAAATACGCTCGAGGGCGTCGAGGATGCGCTCCGAAAGAACAAGGAGGCGCTCGACAAGGTCAACGATGCCGAGCATTCGCAGGCCGAGAAGACCCTTGCGGCGGCGATCACCGCCAAGCTCCGCCTCGAGGCGATCATCAGCGAGGCATCCGCCAACATCTCGCTCGCCAGGTCGCTATACGAGGTCCAGAAGGCGCGATCTTCCGGACCCGGTCAGCGCGGTGAAATTGCCTCGCTAGGGCTGGACACGAAACTCGGCGCGCTCGACGCATTCGAGAGCAAGCTGGCCAAGGCCAGAGGCGACCTCGTCACGGCGAACCAGCAGATCGAGGAGGCCACGTCGGCGGTCTTCAAGCAGGCGGCCACCACCGAGGACCCGGTCGAGCTCATCAAGAAGCACTACGACCAGCTGATCGAGAAAGCCCGGCAGCGCGCGGTTGCCGAGCACAAGGTCGGCGACGAGCTGATCCGCCAGATCGCGACGCTCGAGCGGCAGAAGGAAGCCGCGGTCAAGGCGGCCCAGGAACATGGGCGCAAGGGCAGCGGCGAGTTCGGCAAGCAGATCGGTTTCGCCGACGCCGAGGCGATCGCCAAGGCTGCGGGACTGACGGTTACCAGCGGCTACCGAAGCACCGCGCACCAGGCCGAGCTGTACAATGATCCGAGCGTGCGCAGGCCGGGCAATCCGGTCGCGGCGCCAGGGACCAGCGCGCACGAGGGTGTGAACGGCAAGTGGGCGCTCGACATCGCCTTCGCTCCTGGTCTGTCGGCCGAGAAGCTGAAGAAGCTCTACGGCGCACAGGGCGTGAGCCTCAGCGCGGTCTACAAGGAGAAGGGGCACTTCCACATCGAGGGAAGCCGCTCGCAGGCTGCGTCGGCCGAGAGCGCCGCCGCGCGCGCGGCCCAAAAGCAGCTGACCGACGACGACCAGTTCGCCAGGGAAAGCGCGCAGCTCGACGTCGAGACGCTGGCGGCGCGCAGGCAGCTGATCGGCGGCTACGACACACAAGCCGAGCTCGCGGCGGAGGAGATCGAGGCCGAGCGCAAGGGCCGGCTCGCTTCGATCCAGCACCAGCTCGACGCAAAGCAGATCACACAAGCCCAGGCGGAAGGCCTCAGGCTGCAGGTCGACGACCTCGCAGCGGCCAAGGAAGCCGTCGTCGCACACCGCAAGTATGTCGAAGGCCTGCAGCAGGCGGCGGCGGCGGCCGCGCAGGCCACCGGGTTCCAGATCGACGACCTCAAGTTCGCCGACGACATGGCGAAGACCCAGGGCGCGCACCGCAAGCTGCAGCTCGAGATCCTCGACATTCAATATCGGCAGAAAGAGGCGGACCTCGAGCGGCTGAAGAAGACGATCGAGTCGAACAAAGACTTCGCGACGTCGATCGACCTGCAAAACCAGGCGAGCTCGATCCAGGCGCAGATCGACCGCCTGCCCACCGAGAAGGCGCAGGACAAGTCGCGGGTCGAACGCGGCACCATGGGCCCGCTCGAAGCCTACAACAGCGAGCTGCCTCACGAACTCGATCAGGTGAAAGAGCGGCTCGACGAGATCAAGGTCGAGGGCCTCAGGAAGCTCAACGACGATCTGGTGAGCGCAACGACCAAGGCGCTCGGGCTGAAGGGAGCGCTCGGCGACGTCGTCGGCATGCTTCTCAGGCTGGGACTGGACGTGGCCGAAGGAGCGATCCTGTCGGCGCTCCACGTGCCAAAGCGCGCGGCCGGCGGACCAGCTGGGGCCGGTCAGCCGATCATCGTCGGCGACGGCGGCTTCCCGGAACTGTTCGTTCCGAACACCAACGGCGTGATCCTGCCGCGCGTGCCGCGGATCAATATGCCGCGCGCCGCGAACGACCGAGGCACGACCTACAACGTCCACCAGTCCTTCGCGCCGAATTTCGCCGGCAACGCCGCGACACGGGAAGAGGTGCAGCAGATGGGTCTGATGGCCAAGTACGGAGCGGTCCAGGCGATCCGAGAGGACGCACGGCGGAGGGCGCGCGGATGAACGTCGCGATCGACGCCGCCGCAGCGACGGTCGACCTGACGAAGCTGCCGCGCAGCCTGTCGCCGATTGCGCCCCGCGACCCGACAACGGTGCGCCTCGAGCGCCCGACACCGCCGGCGCCAGGCGAGCCGCTGCTGTGCGGCGAATATGGCCCGCGATTTGTCGGCTATGGACCGGCCCCGCCCCCGACGCTGGGGCAGCGCGCAGCGCCATGGGCGCTGGGCATCCTCTGCGGCGTCACCGCGCTCGGGATCGAACATTTGATGGGCAGGCTCTGACATGCCGCGGCCTATCCCGACGGGCCTCCAGGACGCGATCGATGCGCCGGTGGTCCGCCCGTTCTTCGCGCTGCGGCTCGAGACACCGGACCCTGTCTATGGCTGGAGTGGAACGGGAAGGCTGATCTTCGACGATGCCGACGGCAACAGCCGCAACTGGATCGGAGTGGGCGAGTTCGGGGCGATCGACACGGTCGGCGAAGCGACCGACGGAAGCGCGACCGGCGTTCGAGCAACCCTGCTCAAGGTGCCGGCGGAGTTCCGGGACGACATCGCCGACCAGGCGGTGCGGGGGGTGCTTTTCGAGCTCTATGTCGGCGCGCTCAACGAGACCTTCCAGCAGATCGACGGGGTCGCGCTGCTGTGGAAGGGGCGGCTCGACAAATATACGATCACGGACGCGGGGACGACGCTGAGCGTCGAGGTGACCGGCGAATCGCGGGCGATCGACCAGCGCCGCCCGGCGATCAAGCGGTTCACGAATGAATATCAGCAGCGCAAATATCCGGGCGACCTGTTCTTCGAATATGTGCCCGGGCTGACCGAGGTCTCGATCCTGTGGGCCAAAGCCGAGCAAAGCGCGGCACCGGTCGGCGGCGGCAGTGGCGGCGGCGGGAGCGATGGCGGGGCGCGCTTCAGCTATGACAGCCCGATGCGCTGACCCGGACTGGCGGACCCGTCATTGCGCGGAGCCCGCGGCCGAGCAGGTCCTGAAGGCGACGGGCGAGGATCCGTGGGCGGCGCTCGGTGGATGCCCTCGATCGTGGCGCGAGGCGGCCGACCTCTATCGGAGGCTCGGCGTCACCAACCTCAAGGACGCGGTGACGGCAGTGCTGGGAGCGCCGATCGCCTGCAAGCACGCGCGGCGCAACGACGTCGCAATGGTCGACGGCGCACTCGGGATCGTCCGCGGTGAGCTCGTCGAGTGCATCGACCGGATGCAGCCGATCGGGCGAGCGGACTGCGCATGGCGCATCAAGTGAGGTGAATTCATGGGCAAGACGGTCGCGGCGATCGTCGGCATCGTCGCGGCCGTGGCGATCGCGATCGCCGCGCCCTACCTTGCACCGCTCGCGCTCGGTTTTCTGGGCATCAGCGCAACGGCAACGGCGATCGCGATCGC